AAGGTGCGGCCGGGCCCGTCGTCGTCGTCCAGAAGCTCGATCACAGGGTCGTCGACATCCAGACTCACCGAGCGATCCGCCGGTCGGGCTCGCCGTTAGACTCGGCCCTCCGATCGCTTAACCCGCGCGGCACCGGCCGGCGCAACCCCTACAGCGCGAGGACGTAGATCGTGGCAGAGCGAAGCCGAACGTACTTGCGCGGGATCCTCGTCCCCGATCCCAGGATCAAGGCCGCCAACATCACACCGAAGGACCACGCGACGGCGGGGCTCCGCTCGGACTACACCGCCGCCGGGCCGTTCCCAGGCACGCCCGCCCCTGATCAGGACACGGATCTAATCCTCCGCACGTCGGGCAGTCAGAGCGCCGACGGACAGATCGACATCAGGACGCAACGTGCCGGCGCCATCGGCGTCGAGGGCGCTGGTTTTGTCTGGCGAGCCCCGGCCACATCCTCGGCGTGGTTCGGCCTCGACGCCCCTGGGCTGGTAACTGGCTGGGAGGTTCTGCGGTACACGGCAGTGGCTAACGGCGTCAACGTGCGCCCGACTGTGCGGCGCCTGCAGTCAGGAAAGCTGCTCGCCGTCTATCACGTGTCCGCGGTCGGCGTGGTTCAGATCAAGCGATACGACCCGGCTACCTCAGCATGGACGAGCGTGAACCTTGTCCCAACGGGCGCCGCTGCTGGCTACCTGACGGGCGCGGTTTCGATCTGTCAGCTCACCTCGGGGCGCGTCCTGGCGTTCTGCCTCTCGGCCGCGCAGCAACAGGTCGACATGTACTACACCGACGACGACGGCGGTAGCTGGACCGTTGGCGGCTACCGGATCCTTGGTGACGGAGTCGACGAGGCCACAGTTACAGACATACGGGCCGAGTACAGCCCAGAGAACAACGAGATCGCCTTGTTCGTCTTGTGGACCGATAGCGGCGCGACCAAGGAAACCGTCACTCAGTACGCCTCCGCAGATCTAGGAACAGGCTTCACCAAGATCCTGAACAATTGGCAGACCGCATTGACCGAGGAGGTTCTCACCCTCGACCTCGTCCCCATGGTCGGCGGCGGGTTCTGTGTCGTCTACCACGACAAGACAGCCGCGCCCGACAACCTGCAGCGACGGCGGATCGGCTCGGCCTTTACTTCGATCGACACTGCGACGGCTGCGGAGCCGGATAGCGGGATCACGTGCCTCGACGGTCCTGCGATCTGGAGGGACGAGACAGACGTGATGTGGCTATTCGTGGGCGACGGGCGCACCAGTTTCCCCTTGGGCGCCCTGTACCGCAGCGAGAACCAGGGCGACTCATGGGCGAATGCGAGTTCTAGCGCGGGCACCCACAGCCTCAACGACGCATCGACGCTCAACGCGTTTAAGGACTACGCGTGCGCGAGCGTAGCGGGACGGACTGCGCTGGTCGCCAGGTGGCGCGCGGCAACGGCAACCCACGACGAGCAGAGCGTCGGGGTGCTCTGGTACTCAGGATTTAGCAAGCACACCGCGCCGGGGGTAGTGCTGCGCGGATCTTTGGTCGGGGATGACTATCGGGATCTGGACTACGCGGTCTGGGGCAGGCGCCCGAGTGCGGCGGGTGACGCCGGATGGTTCTACGCGCCCATCGAGCTTCCCGGGAACCTCGCATGGACAGCGACCGGAGCGGGCTCCGAGAGCCTGGTATCTGCCGGGGCGCTGGAGGTCACGACGACGGTCACCTCGGCGGCGACTCGCGCGTATACGAGGGCCGGCACAGCGGACGGATCCGACAACGTGTTTCTAGAGTTCGAGGTCGCGATCGACTCTGGCGACGGCGACACCGCAACGAACCGGATCGCAGCCAAGATCCAGTGGGGCGACAACTCGACGAAAAGTTACGAGGTCGAGATCCGCCTGGCGTCGGGCGCGTATCGCGTTTACGACACGAACGCATCGGCCAACGTCGGCAGTGAGCAGGCTCTTGACTTCACGACATTCAAGCGGATCCGCGTGGTCATCTCCGAGTCTGCCGCCGTTAAAACGTGGTACGCGACGTCGGCGCATGCCATGGACTGGACCGAGGGGCCCGGCGGTACCGGGCTCACCGTAGGCGCCGCCGCCACGATCCGCCTTGTGTGGGGTCACCTCGGCACGCTGACGGACGTGAGCCGGTGGACGACCGTTGGCGTTAGTGGTTGGTGTGGCCTCTGGGCTGGAAACCAGTCAGATAGCCTCGGCGAGTCGTGGTCGCCTCCCGAGCACCTGAAGCCGGCCGCCTATCCGTCGGTGCCTGCCATCGTGCATGACGGAGTGAAGATCCAGGCGATCTCAGGGCCTACAGTCATCGGCGAGACGCAGTCGATCAATACGGCATACGAGCACCCGATCGGGAATATCTTCCCGACCGACGCGCCCTCGCCCTCGCGCGGGTGGAAAGCGACCGCAGACAGCGCCGTCTACGAGATCGTCGTTGACCTCGAGGCCGCCGGGTCGCACTCGTTTTTCGAGTCGTCCACGATCGGCGTATTCCTCGTCGAAAGCAATCTGAAGAGCGCCACCCTGCAGCGGTCGGCTGACGGATCGTCGTGGACAACGATCGCGACCCTGGACTCGACGAGTGGATACACCGGCCTCCGATACAACCTTTACGGGACCGTGATCGAAGGCAGGATCGGCGCCCCTGTGCCGACCAACGGTCGATGGTCGCCGCACGACATGCACAGCGGCGACACGGTCGAGCTTGAGGCTGGGGAGGGTACGGCGCTGCGGAAGATCGTGAGCAACAGTGCCGGCGGGTGGAACGCTGGCAAGTTCGCGCGCATGCGGGTCGAGTCGGTCGACGGCACCGAGGACGCTGACGGGTTCTGCAACATCCGGCGGCGCAATTTCGGCGGCATCGTCCACAACTTCAGCAGCTCGCCGAGGTATATCCGGCTGCTGATCCCATCGCAGGCCGTCGAGGGCGGCAAGTATGAGATCGGGCAGTTGCTTATCGGCCCGGTGTTCGTCTTCGGCCTCCAGCATGGCGACGGACACTCATACGAAAGCAAGCTCAACACCGAATTGAGCACCCGTGATAGCGGCGTCCGATCTTCCAGGGTGCGCGGCAAGCGGCGCCGAGCCGTTGAGATCTCATGGAGCGCGCAGCCACAGGACACCACGCGCATGTGGGACTCCGAGCCAAACCCGGACTACGTGACCGGAGTCGACGGCGGCGACCCAGTCGCATCCGTCGCCGATACCGCCTATCAGGTGCTAGGGCTCGCAGAGCGCACCGAGGGCTCCGGTAGTCCTGTCGTCTACCTCAGCACGATTACCCGCGGCACTGGCACCCATCTATACGAGATGGATCCTCAGTGGCTCTACGGCAGGATCACGACAGAGGCGCCGAGTATCGATCACGTTGTCGGGGATGATGGGGTCTCGCCAGTCGTTCGCGGGAACGTCCTCCGCATCGAGGAGGAAGTCTAAGTCGTGTCCGTCTGGATGTGCGAGATCGTCGCCGGTCAGACGTGGCGTTTTGCCTCGCGTGCGGTTGCCTTCGACGGCAACGAATACACCGACGGGCTCGAGACGCCCGGTACGTTTGCCGATGCGCTGTCGCTGTCGGTCCCGTCTGAGGCGTCGATGCCGATCACGATCCACGCGCAAGCCGTGGCCGATCTCGACGTCGAGGACGTGGTACGCGGTGCGACTGCTCGGATCTTGTGGTGGGCAGATCCTGACGGCGACGATCCGATCGTCGTACTCGATGGCGTCGTCGAAGATCCGGTGTATGGCGGCGCCGATGAGCCGCTCACCGCGACCGTGCGCGAGGTGCCGTGGGACGACCGCGGTCGGATCCCGGCCGTCGACGCTGTGATCAATGACGACACATGGCCGAACCGCGATCCACAGGTCGACATCACCGACGAGCGATACCCGATCGTGATCGGCGCCCCCGGCGTCTCGTCCGTGGCTGGCGACGTCGTCGGCTCGCCTGCGTTCTGGGTCGTGGTCGGCGGCACCGATTACCTGCTCATCGCCGGCCACCCCGTCCTCGCCGCATCGATCTGGCTTAACGACCTCACCGGGCCCTCGGCGACGACCGCAGCAGTGACAACCACCGCCGACGGCCTCGGGCGTCAGGTCGCCGTCTGTGACGTAACGGCGTGGTCTGGGCTCGGCGCTGGCGATGAGCTGTGGGCCACGTGGTACCTGGGCGGCGGGCTCGCCAACCCTGACGCGCCCGGCGAGCTGATGACCGGGGCGGGCGACGTCCTCGAATGGATGCTGCACCGGTCCACGATCCGAGTCGACTGGGGCCGGCTGCGCGCCGCCAAGGCCCGGCTCAATGCGTACCGGATAGACACCTACATCCAGGCAGATCCAGAGCGGCGGGTTACGCCGTGGGACTGGATCGTCTCGCACCTACTCCCGATCCTGCCCGTCGCCGTCCGCACCGGCCCGGCCGGGCTCTACCTCGCCGCCTTCGACCTGTCGGCCTCGGTGCCGATCGCCAGCCTCGAGGACGGGCGCAACTGCGATCGCTCGTCGCCCGTCTCCGTCTCCGGTACTTCGGGCGTGGCTAACGATCTGGCTCTGCACTACGCGCCCCGAGCCGACCGCGACAAGGGCTCGCGGGTCGCGCGCGTCTCGGGACACCGGCCGACCCTCGACACCTACTCGGACGCCGTGCGCTCTGCGCTGTGCGAGGAGTCGGTGCGCCGCTTCGGTGCGCGCTCGCTGGAGCTGAGCACGTCTGTGGTTTACGACGACGCGACGGCAACACGGGTCCTGATTGCGCTCGCCGCTCGCTCTGCACTGCCGCCCCGAGACGTCGTCTACACCGTCGACCAGAGCCTGGAGCGGCTCGAGCCCGGCGACGTCGTCGCGGTCACTGACTCGGGGTTAGGCTGGACCGCGAAGATCGCCCATGTCTGGGCGGTGCGCGTCAGCGAGACGACGGAGATCACGCTGCGGCTCTGGCACAGGCCAGGCAGGGACCGAGCGCAAACGGTATAGACTCACGCACGGAGGCATCATGGGCGACATTCGACGAACGACACTCAGCACGAGCTACCTCGGATCGGAGCAGACGATCCCGAGTGGCACGCGGCACTTCGAGGTCTGGGGCGTCGACGCGGACCCTGCGACGGCGCACGCTGCGATCTGGCTTCGGATCTCCGACCAGCAGGCCGACGACGTCGAGGTGTTGATCGCCGCCGGCTCGACCTACGATCGCGACCTGACGCCGGGCGATACGTGGACCTATAACGTGAAGTCGGTCGCCGGCACGCCGCAAGCCCAGATCGTGCTCGACTGATGCCACTCCGCACGCCCGGCGGGGTCGCCGCAGCGGCGGCTGTAGCACAGCCTCTGCTCCTGTGGGATCACGACTTCAAGGCGATGGGTGACACTGATTGGTATGGGGTGAGCAGCGCTACGCTCTCAACTCTCCCCGTCACACTGACCGACACCGGAGGCGGCGCGTTCGTCTGGGGTCCAGACAGCGGGACCGGCGTTGAGGTTCAAACGGCCGGCAAGTGGGGCCGGATCCGCGTGAACTGGAGCGACATCAGCGCCCTGATGGACCGGACGCTGGAGTCAACAGACACTTTGGCTTTCGTTTGCCAGAATGCAGCCATCTCCTCGATTCCCGCGAGCCAAAACTCAAACGTCCAAATGGAGTTCGCCAACGGCAATGACGTAGCACTCGGCGCACTACGGAAAAACGGATCCGGCGTTGGCGACCAGAATCTGGCAATCGGACTCTGGAACGGTGCCGCGCTGGCCTGGGAGCCTGGGCTCTATGGCGGGGGCCTGAGCGGACTGCGGACGTGTACTGCGCTCATGTCTCAGGATCGGGTCCACTTTTACGCCTCGGATCAGACCGTGACCACTGACGAGCCGCCCTACGGGACCGGCCCGTACATCGTGCGCCCGTACTACGCTCCGGCGATCATCGACGCGACGGCGGCGGTCGCCACACAGAGCAAGGTCTGGGACTTCTCGGTGGCGGCAAGCTACATGTGGTGGATGATCCAGCCGATAGCAGGGGAGACAGTCCCGATGCGGCTAGAGCACGCCCAAATCTGGTTGATCCCAGGAACGCCAAATGAGTAATCTATACGACTCCGCAGTGGCACAGGTTCCCGCCCGCGCAGCCGTGATCGCCTGGGACGGGGACAGCATCGGGTCCGTTCCCGGCCCGACCGCGAGCCTGACCATCGAGCTGGACGGCGAGACGGTGTGGGTTGAGTTCT